CCTCGACCACCTTCTCTTCGTGGCAACCAGTAATCTTCCAACATTGATTGATGTCTGCGATCATCTTTGACTTCACCAGAATCCGAATCGTAAACCAATCGGTTCTTGTAACGTGTCATGATGTCACGGATATATTGTTCTGCTTTTAATTTCGGTAGGTTTCCTACATCAATATAGAAAATTCTGCGTTCTGGTGCTCGTGATATACGATAGATAACAACTGCATCTTCTACCATTCGGAGTTGATTTAATGGTTTGATTGCCTTATGAAGATAAGACATTACTGTATTTTTTTGAGGATTCAATAGACCTGAAGTTGCATATGCAATACTATCACCCGAAATTATAATACCAGAAGAAGATCGACTATGCAATCCGGCCTCATTATAAGTGTACGTAGGAACTATACTTACTTTTGCTTGTTTAGGATCAGTCGTTTTTTCTGTTTTAACTTGTTTGACTTTTTTAACTTTTGTAGCATCCAAACTTCGGAGTTCTATAATACCACGTTTTGGGTCATTTTCATCTATCATAATGTGATAATACAATCTTCCTTCAATGTACCATCTGCGAAAAATATCATGACCATAATTGTTAAAATTCAAAAGATCTAATACAGTATCAAATTCTGTACGAACTTTTTTCTTAATACCGTCTGTGAGATCTGTTTTGTCGAGAACAACTGATACTGAGGGAAGGATATCATCAGCAACAATGGCTTCATTTATAACATTGTCAATTGCAATTTCACAATCAGACATTTGTGACATATCACGATATTTAAGAATAAGTTCTACCTCATTCTTATATTGTCCATCCATATCAAGAGAGTAACCAGCGGCTCCTGCTCCCGATACCATCATGGAACCATCATCACTCTCTGGAAGTGTGAACGCAGGAACATTGGCGTTTGCCAATTCCTGACTTTTTCTTTCAATTTTAAACCCAAATATTTCAAATGCCATAATTTTTTCCTACTGATTTTTTATCCAATTCCTACTATATTTTCTGGTGGAACTGGTAAATTTGATGCTGAAGTAGCTGCACTAACAAACCAACTATCATACATCCAAGTACAAGTAAACTCTTCTATTTCTTGCGATGACCAATCAAGATTGATTGTTGACAATGCAGACGGCCACGCACCCTTAAATATATAAGTACGTAAATCATTCCCAGCTTTACTAAATTGCGTAACCTTCAACGAAGTTTTATACTTTGCTGCATCGCCCTCAGACTTATCATTCGACTGAAATAAATTCTTATCTCTTGTATTTAGGGTGTGATTTGAGATAGATGCCATCCAACTTTCAAGTGAATTTCTAATACCAAAATCTTCATCATTAATAATAGTTGTATCCCATGTATCGAAGGAACGATCACCGGCCACATGTATCGCTTTGCCATGATAAAAAACATCATATGACCCGATTGTACTTGCAGGAATGGTTGTTGCTTTGACTAAAAATTCTGATCTGGTTGGGGGAGTTGTTATTCCACTAGGATATGTGAAATCCACTTTGAACAGAGAGGGACGAGCGCCCCCCTGTTTTAAATTTGATTTGAATTCTGTTACTGAGAATGCCATTCATTATTATTTTTTAAATTAAATTGATTAAGATGCAGAAACTACTGAACCATGTGTCCAATAATCATACGCAAATGTAACAGTATATTCCTGAATTGCATCACTAGACCAATCTACAGGAATTCCTGCTATTTCTGTGGGCCAAAGATAATCAAACTTATACGTTTGCATTACTGCTCCAGAAGTACTTAGTTGTTTTACTGTTGCATCTCCATCAAAAAAACCACCACTAATAAGTTGATCACCATAAGCGGAATTTCTTTCTCCTTCAAACTTTCCACCCAGTATTCTCATCCATTGCATCATTTTATTTCTGGCAGAAAAACTTTCATCGTTGATAACTGTAACTGTCCAGTTATCATATGTTCTAAAACCATTCCACTTATATGCTCTTCCTGCATAATTTACTGCAAGAGGTGCAATATTTGCAGGAGGAATTGATGCAGCCTTGCAAAGAATATTCTCACTACCAGTAAATGATGTACTTAAATTTTTACCATTTATATCTATTTGATACAAAGCGGGACGAGCGCCACCGCTTTGTGCCGCTATACTAGATTTGAAAGTTGAAACTGCGAATGCCATTGTTTTATATCCTATCCTTGTGTGGAATTAGTAGTAACGGTGCCACCCGACATCGTATAATAATTATATGCCCAAGTAACATCAAATTGTTCTATATCACTTGCAGTATCATAACTTAGTGCAATTTCAGAAATCGCTGTTGGCCAACATTCTTCAAATTGATAAGTCATAGTGCTTGTACCATCTTTTTGATAATGAACTAATTGTGCCGTTCCAGTTCCAAAATCCGCATCTGCCTTACTTTTATTATCAATAGTACCATTAATAAATTCCATCCATTTTTCAATTTCATTTCTAACATTAAATTTTTCAGTATTAATGATGGTAGTGGTCAAATCAGCAAACACTAAATCGCCAGGAATTTTTACAGTCCTACCAAAATATTGTCTTTCTATGGGAGTAAGCGTCAATGGTGGAATTTCAGATACATTACAATACAAGTGTACATCCGAAAGAGAAGCACTAACAGTAGATGGTGCCGCACTTACCTTAAATTCAAATAAACTTGGACGGGCGCCCCCATAAGTGAGCGCCGATGTAAAGGATGTTAGTCCTGTTGTTTGGTCTGCCATTTTTTATTTTCTCCAATTAAACTTATTTTAATTATTTATGTCCAAAATATTAAACAGCACCAACGATTTCAGAAAATTCCACACCACTTCTAACTGCAACAAAGTTGAGTTGGATAAAGTTGATAGCACGTGAAGGTTTGACAAAAATGTCACCTCTAAACGAATTAGAATCTACAACTTGTGGTGTATTATTCGAAGCGTCACACACAACAGCGAAATCTTGAATTCCACCTCTTCCTTGAATATCACGCAAGAAAGGTTCAACCATCGAAACGAATTGTGAACGTGTAAATTCATCGTTGAATTCAAACAACTGAAAACGAGCTGCATTTGCAATCGCTTTTTCCAGAAGGATGAACAACCTTCGTACATTTATTCTATCAAATGCAGATGGTTTTGTCAGTTGTGTTTTGTCACCAAACAGAAGTGTACCTTCGCCTGGGAACGAAACAACTGGATTGACTTGTGATTGATACAACTTATCACGTTCCGCTTTCTTTGGATTATAAGGAAGTTTTACAACACCTTTAATCTGACCCCTAGTAAATCCGCCAGGAGAAAAGAAAGGATCTCGTTCTGCATCAGTTCTTGCACAAAGTCCGGCAACATCTCCGTTCAGAGGAACATAACGCATTTTGTCGTTATGTTTGTCGAACATTTGTTTCCAACCAGAGTCCATAACTGCGTAAGAAGAGTTCTGATTAACAGTATCACGATATCCAGTTACGGCAGTAGTCGAAGCTGAAGAACTTGCGGTTCCTACAACATCTGATTTTTCTGGTGAAAAGAATGCAATACAATCTTTACGTGATTCTGCAATTTGTCCAATACAATGACGGGCAACTGTTGAACCATGTGAACCTGTCATCAGAAGAGAAACATCAGCATCTTCTGCTGATTTCATCAAGTCATATGCACGAATAACATCTGCATCACTTGGTGCAGTACCGGCTGTTCCACTTGTAAAACTTAAAGTTTGAGGTTTTCCAGGCATATAAAATTCATCTGCTTGTTGTGTTCCACTTGCATCAGCGGTTGCACCCCATGCACGAAGCGTCTTAGATCCAGTAGCAGCAGGAGTAGTATAATCTCCACTTGTAACTTCAGAATCAATAATTGGACGCTGTAACCACCACATAAATTTGGATTTTGCATTGATCCAATTTTTGTAGTAAATATCTTCACCTTGATTATCTCTTGCACCTTTTGCAACTGAAAGATTTGCATGTGCTTCTACAACTTCACCAATTGTTCCTGTCCAATCCCCATCTTCATCAACAACTGCAACATGAATTTCATCTAATGCCATGAGTTTATCAGCTGCATGTGTTGAAGTTGTGGGTGGGCCCTCTGGGAAAGCTCCCGCAAATTCCCAATCTCTTGTATAAGTTTGAGCAGATGCAGCAGTAAGAAATTTAGTATCAGTTACTATTACAGTTGCAGATGTGATAGTTTTTACTTTTTTGGTTTCACCATTAATAGTAATTTTATCTCCAACTATAAATTGTGAAGAAAATAATGTTCCTGTTCCAGTTACAGTAGTACTATCAGCAGTTACCGCAACAGTTCCCTTCAGATTTGAAGCAATAGTGTGAAAAGCAGATCTCTTTTGGAGTACGGCTGCAGCTCCTGAACTTACATCAGCAGAATCGGATGAACTTGTTGAAGTACAAGTCACCGCAACATTAGAAGTAACTACGCTCACAATGTGCAACCCTGTTTCTCCTGCAATTGAAATAGCATCTCCGACTCTAAGTTCTATACCAAATAAAGTTGCTGTTCCTGTAAGAACACCAGTTGATACTGCCCATGCAACTGTTCCTGTTAGTGTCTTGGAAGGTCTGTCTGCTGGACAAATGGATACTTTGAAAGTATTTCCCAAATCTCCTGCCCATTTTGCAACCCACGGCCCGTTTGCAGCTGTACTATATGCTGTTCCACCTTGTTCATCATCATAAGTGGTGTAATAATTTTCGGATGTTGTAACCTGAACATTAACATATGTTCCAGTATTTGCACAAGCATTCTTTGGGCAAGCAGCATTTGCAACTGTAGTATTTGCAGCACGAACAACGTTCAATGCACTTGTATAAGACAGAAAATTTGCAGCTGTAAAGAAATGTTCAAAATTATTGTCATCTGGTTTTTGGAATACATCTACCAGATTATCTTCGTCCGTAATCAGTTGAATATCTTCGATTGGGCCCCAACGAAATCTTCCGGCGAACCCACCAGTAGAGGTTCCTGCAGCGACTACTACATTAGTCAGGTCAATTTCTGAGGTATTAACGCCTGGACTTACTTGAAAGGCCATCTTTGTTCTCCATATAAAATTTATGTGTTTCTTTAGAACATTACATTTGTTCTTACAGAATATTTATAAATAACAGTAATTGATGAATAATATTTAGTGTACGATAAACATGAAGTTTC